ATTACAGTAACATCTATGTCGTGAAAGATCCTACCAACCCTGCTAACGAGGGTAAAGTATTCTTATTTAAGTATGGTAAAAAAATATTTGATAAGATTATGGAAGCAATGCAACCAGAGTTTGAGGATGAATCACCAATCAATCCTTTTGATTTCTGGCAAGGTGCAAACTTCAAATTGAAGATCGTTAAGAAGGATGGTTTCTGGAACTATGATAAGTCAGAGTTCGATTCAGTTGCACCACTTCTTGATGACGATGACGCATTAGAAGCGATATGGAAGAAAGAGTATTCTCTTGCTGCTGTTACTGCTGCAGATCAGTTCAAGAGTTACGAAGATCTTGAAAGAAGATTGAAGTATGTGTTAGGTAAGAAACCTGCACAACAACGTTACATCCCTGATGAAGAATTAGAGGATGAGAGCGAAGGTCTTAATTCACGTTCAGTTGCAGAAGAAACAGTTAACAGAGCAGTTTCTACTCCAACTCCATCTACAACTGTAGATAAAGATGAAGATGATGCTCTTTCATATTTCCAGAAATTAGCAGAGAGTTAAGTGAGATATAATCAGATCTGTTTAACTCTATTAGTTATAGCAGCTTATATTAACTTACTCAAATAGTCTGATATTATCAGCACGTTTCATGGATTCACTCACATACTGAGTGGATCCTTCTTTGTATTGCATCATCTCTTCTAGATCATCGAATACAACATTTAAATATATTGGTTTGATTAAAAATATTCTTCTCTTTTCATCATTAACTTTTTGCTCATAATCATAATTAGTAACTGCTTTTGATACTGGATTCACTGTCACTTGTTCACTAGTTAATGGTTCATGATAACTTACACTTTGTGCAGCACTAACTCTAACACCCTTTGGAAATATGATAACACCAGTGCTATCTTTTACCTCATTAGATTCGTAGTGATGAATCTCATCTAATTTTGCAAGTGTTCCATACTTATCTAAAACATAATTTTCAAATGCTATTTGAGATAAAGGCCATTCATTCTGCACATTAATAATATTATTAGATAATAACACAACCCAATCTAAATTTGGATCACCATATATTTCGTTAGCAACATTGTCTGGCCTATCGTCACCTTTGACACTATACTTTTCAAAGACAGTTAGATCTTGAAATAAATCATCTCTTAACTTTGCTTTTTTAAAAAAGTTTTTTACTTGCGTGTAGTTTGAAATAAATTGACCATCTTTAGTGCGGTTAACATATTCAAAATCTGGTATGTTGCGGAAATAATTTTTAGCCATATTAGAAACCTATAGATTCATCTCTGTCTTGATCAAGTGCAGTATAATTATCATGATAGACTGGTTCTAGCTCTTGGAAACCAAACTGCAATTCATATGCAACCATGGATGAGTTTTCATATGTTGCATAGTTACCATCGGGAGTGTAGTTAACACTGAAAGTTGTGAGTGCACACTCTTTTATTTTAGGTAACCAACTATGCTCTCTTCTTCCTGCAGTCAACCATCGTAATGCATATGTGTTTGGAGATTTTAAAAACAATTGACTTGGTGTTCTCTTTACTGCCATTGATTGTTTAAACATTCTAATTATTTTCTTTACCATTTCTGCTTCTTCATAATCTCTAGGGCTCATTCTATATGTAAATGAAAATGGTCTTAATGCAGGAGATCCAAAAAGTAATTCCATATTTGGATTGACAACCTGACCAGTTTTTCTTGTCAATATATTACCACCTGTTGCTGACTTAGTAAGCACGGCAGCAACTGCTTTTTTTACATCTCCTGTATTACCAGCGACCTGACCCACTACGTCTTGTGCAGAATCTAACACAGATGCAAAAGGATCTTTATCTTGAATGCCAGTGAAAAAAGCATTGGCAGCAGCAAGTTGGCCTGGATTCATTGTGTCTTGTGTCCAACTAACACTATTTTGATCAGAAACTCCACCTGGCACTGGTAAAAAAACACTTCCTATAACTCTAGATTTATATCCCTGTCTAGTATTATCACGTTCATTTATTTTCAAACCATCAATTGGTTTTGGTTTATATTCTAAAACCGATATTTGTAATTTATCTTGATTGAGATTTGCTTTTAATGCCACTGGATAATAATAAGTATAACGTGACTGATATTTTCCTCTAGGTTTAGTTGCCACTTCATCTGATAGTTGTTTAATATTTGTTCTATTTGCTCCAGTTGCATCCTCTGAAGGATTACCTTGATTGTTCGATCCTTGACTTCTACTTATTTCTCTCATAGCTCCTTCTTGTGTTGATACGCCACTACCTTTACCATAACCAAGAGTTCTAAAATATTTTGCGATTGCGTTCGCACTTATATTATTTACTTGTGAATTAAAATTACTTTTTCTGTCATTCAAATCTGCCCAACTTGCATCTGGTAATACATAACCCAAAGTTGTATCAGCATCGTCTTGATATTTTCTCTCCCATACGCCACGAGCACCAGGCCCTCTTGTTGCTGCAGTAGTCCACGTTGCGTTAACACCACCACCTGTTACGTTACCATCTATAGCTACACGATCTACTTGTAAATTAGTTGTAAAAGAACCAGGCACTGCTCTTCCATTAGCATCTATTCTCCATGTGTTATTGGATCTATATGCTATTTGATACTTAGTTGCGTCATCCTTAGTGTATGTTCTTAACCAACTAGGACTATTAGCAGAGGTGCTCATTTACAGGGTTTTTATTTATTTAGTGATAAACTTTGCATAAGGTATTGCAAGTAGGTCATCCAACTCATCATAATTGACCACATATAGTTGACCTGTGAGTTCTTCCCATGTGTAATTTCGAGATGATTGCCAGTGAAAATTGATTCCTCTAAATCCCCAAGAGAATATATCTGTAACTGCCACTAGAGGATGTTGATCATATTGAACGCTAGGAGTCTTTGCATTGTATACAAAAGTATAATATTTTCCTACATCGGGAACAGGTGTCACAGTATCTTTAAGTAGATTCATAATTTCCAACATCATATCTTCTGGATCATTATGATCTTGATTTATAGTGTTGTCTTCAAGTCTACTCATTTGATACCTAACTCATCTTCAGTGATTATCTTAAATTGAATCATACGATCCTCACAGAACTCAACTGCTGCCTTCCATTTTGCTTGATTCACAGCATAGGTCTGACACTCATAGAGATATGATTTTGTCATTCTCTTTCTTTTCTTAGGTGGTCTAGTTTGTTTTTTTGGTTTGACCTCGACCACATAGTTTTTAATTTTATTATTTTTTTCTTTTACTTTGATTATGTAATCAGGAAAATAACGATGCACACGTTTATCAATTGGTGACATATAAGGTATAGAAAACTCCTCTGATGCCCAAGATATTATGTTTTCATTCTTATCACACCACACACAGAATCGTCTCTCCCAACTACTTCTACAGATAATATTGTTCGGATTACCCTGATATTTCTCTGGATTAGATGGTTTATAGCGACTTTTTATACTTTCTGCCATTATCTTGCATACATAATATATAAGGTCAAATGTATTTATAAATGGCTTCCATCCCACCACAGAGATTAACAGTAGATAAAATTGTAAGTGACTTGCTAGAGCCAGCAACCACTTCCTTCTATCAAGTATCAATTCAAGATCCAAAACAATTAAATGAAAGAGGAGAATCTTTTGGAAATTATCTCCGTCAACAAGGTCTTGGAAATTTATTGAATTTTAAATATCTTGATAGAACAAGGAGAGAAAAACTACAATTATTCTGCTCAGAGGCAACACTGCCAGGTTCATCTTTAGCAACATCAAACTTAGATAATGATTTTACAGGAATATCAGAGAAGTATGCTCATCGTAGAGTATTTGATGAGGAGATTTCATTGACATTCTATTGTGACGCAAAAGAATATATACCAATTAGATTTTTTGAGGCTTGGATGTCATACATGACAAATGATACGAATGATAGACATAGTGGTGAATTTTATTATAGAATGAAGTTTCCTGCTAAGTATAAAGGTGGTTTAGAGATAACAAAGTTTGAGAAGAACTTAAACTCACAAGATCCAGTTAGAGGTAGAACAAGGCCTTTAACATATAAATTTATAGATGCTTTTCCGAAAGCCATCTCAGCAATGCCAATATCATATGACGCTTCAGACTTGTTAAAATGCACCGTTTCATTTTCATATACAAGGTATAGTTCAAAACCAGCCAACAATGATGCTGGCGATCCATCATTTGCATATGCTGCTGGTCGATTTGCCAATATAGCTGTAGATAAATTAACTGGCATAGATTTACTGGGTGATGTTGTGGGAGGAGTTGTTCAGAGATCTTTATCAAATTAACCCTGCTATATAATATACTGAATTGCATAATAGGATATCATGCCTTTACCAAAAATTGCGACACCAACGTATAGTATGGTGTTACCATCTTTAGAAAAGGAAATTAATTATAGACCTTTTCTAGTCAAAGAAG